CCTGAGAAGTTTTGAAACTCTCCTGATGGAGAAACATTGTAGAAAATATAATCGGAACTAGATGAGGGAGCGAATCCTCCAACTTTGTTCCACACTGAACTAAATAAAGGATCAATAGCAGCATTAGGGTAATGACCTAAATCAGGTAATGCGCTAGCATGTTGATGATCCGATAAGTTTGAACTTTTAGTAGATCCCCTCTCCAGCCTAGTGTCTGCCACCGAAGGATCTTCAGGCCATGACACGTATGTCGCAGAAAAATCTGCATAGGTGCTTTGAGTAACGTATGAGCTAGCTACCGAGGTGAAGTGGCTGGCTGACGCATTTCGATTGAATATTCCAAAATATCCTTGATCGTATGAGCTTGCCCCAGTGGTAGATGATAAAGTCTCAGCCACACTGCTAATCTCATGAGAGTGAAACCCATTAAAGCCTTGAGCATCTTTCCCGAAGGTTACCGCTTGAAACGTATAGTTTGAGGCATCAAGTATGGCACTCGCAGCGGGCAAATGAACTAACGCCGGATTAACGGTTAGCGCATCAGTTAAAGTCTCTCCAAAACCTTTAGTGAACATTACTATACTTGCTTTATGGTAAACTTATTGATAACTGACGCTCCAAAAGCTCCAGTGCCTGTAGTTATCATGACCCCATCATAACGGTAATCAATTCTAGAACCGCCCTCAGCTTCCATTATAGTCTCTGTCTTGCTGGAATCTCTGCTGGCGTAACCAGTTGTAGCGTTCTTACCGGAAATATCATTGAAATGTTTAAAGATATCAAAAAGATCTTGCTTGCTTAAGTAGACTCGATACTCATCACAAGTATTTTTAAGGTAAGATAAATCACACAAAGGATCACTGAGAGTTCCTGCTGCGAATATTTGAGAAAGCTTACTCATAGTCATGTCTTGAACTTCAAGCTTATCGATGAGCATAAACTCGTCTGACTGCCCTCCAGGGAACATAAAAGCTTCGATAACATAATTCTGATCAAGCCTATGCAGTTGATCGTGAGTGTTTGCCGATGGGCTAGCCGCTAATGCCTGATAACTTCTTGGAACTTGAAGCTCCCTGTTTTTAGTGTTAAATGTAATTTCAAAAGTATCAACAGAGGAAGCCTCCAGGCCAAGCACTGGCGAAGTCCTGGTTACAACATCATTCAAACACACAAAGTTTGTAGACGTTGTTTTTGGATCATGATCGAAAGAGGGCACGAATTTGGCATGAGCATACTTGGTGAGCATGTCCGACCTGGAGATTAGTTGGTCGTGCTGAACCCAGGATCCACCAGGAGTGTAGCTCCACATTTTACCGCCCTCAGGTTTCGTATGAATCCAAGCCCCTATTGAACGACCTCCGATGGTTAATCCTGAATCTCGACTCACAATGCTCTTTAATGTAACCTTATAATCGTGCTCTGGAGATAGGAAGTTATTAGCTATCGGATAACCGGAGTCTGCGGCATACTTTGAAATATCAAACCTAAGCCTTGTCGCGGCTCCAACACCTGACCTCATTAGAAGCACGGTCTTATCGAACAAGAAAGGATCTTCATACGAAACTCTTTGAGAGCCGGGAACTCGAATCACAGAGAATGAACTGTCTCCTGAGGTTCCTGAGGTTAGAACTAACTCAACACCATCTACAATACCTGAAGAAACACGTTCAAACGTATCCAGGTACATGTCGTCAGCATCACTGGCCGTGTATGATCCTGTCCCTGTGAAGGCAGAATCTTCCACAGTGAACTTATCAGGATTCTCAAATGAGGTAGATATAAGGTTTTGATTTATCCCTAGCTTATCAAAGTCATGGTTGTATAGTAAAGGCCCATACGTGTGGGAGAAGATATTAGCTCCATCCCTCTGCTGAATATCATCACTCAAACGATGGTTGTTAAAATTACTTTGATAAATTCTGTATAATCTGTGTAAGTCTCTACCAAAGGCAAAGTTATAATACCCCTCAACATTGTTGGGGAAAGTGTAACCCTCAGTGCCTGAATTAGTTAGAGAGTTTACTGTAGACATTAACGATCCACTAGTCTGACTTGCTAGTAGAGTTTCAAGCTCACTAATGGCGGATGTATTGGTTGAGCTTGCAATCTGGTTTTGAATTCCTATAGGTCCACTGGCTAGCAAAACTTTCAAATATTTTCTATTCTCGTCTATGCGGTGCATAGCAGCGTAAATCCCAGGAAGCTGGCCTCTATCTACCGTGCGATCTTTGTTAGACTGGAAAGTCCCTGATGCTCCCCTAGTTAACGGAGCATTACTCACATTATACTGATAGTAACTGTTTATGGAGTTTGGACCCTCGCACTGTTGCCAAATATCGGGAAGATTAACATGACTACTGACCGGAGCATATGTCAAGGAGCTAGGAATCAACCCTAAAGGTATCGCGCTTGCCTCCAACGCTCCTGAGGCCATGTTGAAGTCCACCGGCATATTGAATCCCGTGCGGTCGTAGTAACCGTTGAACGGCATCACCTTTTCATAGGATCTCCTTCTAGCGGTATTTCTGGGGAACGGCCCTGAAACAACAAAACTTCTTGTACTAGCTAAGGACTGTGTCGCTGACCTGCTTAAAGGCTCCCCATCTGGATTCAGACCTCGCTTATAGGCTTTAAAGTGAATGCCAGATGTGAGAATGTTCTGACCCGCTGCAACGTCAATCTCTTCTCTGTCGATATAAACTATTGGAAGAGCACTCCCTGACTCAAAGCTGAACGTGTCAGGCTCGCCTGAAACGTCAAGAGTTATCAAAGGTATAGCGTGAGCGGGAGTTACCTTAGAAGTAGCCCTGGATACGAAGTTTAAAGCGTCTTGACTATCGATGTCATCCAGATTTTTCTTTGTAAAATCAAACTCAGACGCGCTCAATACAAGCTTAAAGTGAGAAGATTTACCTGACCAAAGTGAGGCGTAGTCAAATCTGTTATCGTTCAGATTTCTTATCAGACTGTCTAGGTTTGGAGGAGCGTTATAGCCAGAGGTGAATATCAACCACGACCCAAGTTTAGGCTCGTCATCCTTCGCCATAGCGTTATCGTAAATGTAACCACTGACTTGGGTTGCAAACTCGCTACCACAACCGAAACATGCTAACCTATCAGCTATAAACGTGAGCATGGGGTCAGTAAGCTCAGTGTTTACATAGTAAGGATATTCCTCAAACGGAGGGACTTGGTAATCTCTGCCTCGATAGTTATACAGTGTTTGAAGGCGACTGATAGTTGGGAAGCTGTCAGGAAACTGTGTGTAAATATCTAAAAGAATTTTATCCACAGCTAAACGAATGTTCTCATCCATGCTGGCTGTGGAGTATTTCTCCACATCCATGTCAGTCGCCTTATCCCTTGTCCAAGTATCAAAACTTCTAAAGTCAGGAGATTCTGTTGCTAAAGCATAGTAGATTAGATAAGGGACATAGGACTCCCAAAGCTCAGTCAATCGACCTTCTATGGGAAATTTGTTTTTAGGAAAAACCGTTTCAACAGTTTTTTGAACAGCTTTCTTTGTCCCAACCGCTTTGTAAACAGAGACGGCACTTCTCAGTTGAAGTCTCCATCTTTGAGGATCGCTTCCAAATAAGTCCCACCCTATCAACTGTGCGAGGAGTGGTAAGTACTCATCAGGACAATCATCTAAATCATACAGAGTTGATATCTCTTCTGTATCGTTGTTAATATCAAAGGCCAGGAAAGACAGAGCCCTTATGAGTCTGGCAAAGGGTCCACTTTCAGTTCTTTCTGAAGATTTTAACTGGCTATCGATGAAAATTTCAAATTTATCTCTTACTTTGAAGTCGGACTGATCCGCATACAGAGGTGAGTAAAGGACATCTGCCCAAGTTTGCAACTTCTCAAGCTGTTGGATGCCACTCAGATCTGACCTTGTTCCGCTAGCGAAGTAAGCAGTAGGGTAATAATCTTGTAAGTTGTTCTTCCAAACGAACTCAGAAAGGCCCTTGATACCATCATTAGTCTTTACAGGGACTCCGTTATACAGACTACTAGTGATCAGACCTTTAACATAAGCAGACCCATCATACGTATCAGTGGGGAACCCCGACGTATTTAACAAATAGAGCCACGACAAGTTATTTATCAGGTAGTCCTGAATCTCTCCAGTACCCCCAATACCACTAAATACATCAGCAGTGGTAGCACTAGCGTTCAATCGTATCGCAGGTATGAGTGTTGATTCTAAGAAAGTTTCTAGGTCTGAAGCTTCTTGAAAGTCTGTAAACTTTCTATCAAAGTAAGATAAAATCTTATCTTCAAATTTCTTGGTGGTAATATTTGTTAAGTTGTTTTGCTTTACAAAGAAAACAGAAGCACCGTCGATATTCCCAAGACTACTGTATACAGTTGAATGAGAATTAGCACTTACAGGAAGAATAGAACTAAAATTATTGGCTATGTCAATATGAGAGTTTATAACGACATCATCTAAATTAAAATCTTTCTCTGTTGTGCTGATGTCGTCTTCATATAGGTAACCCGGTAAGATATACTTCAATGCTTCGAAGTAATTTCTTTTGAAAAACTCTGGGTTTCTAAGATAAGTCTTACCTGACATTAGATGTAATCCGTTCTGATGGTTAGGTTATTAAGCTGAATAATCTCATTGAATCCAACGCTTATCCTAGACTCGACATTGTCAATGGTTGCAAAGCGCACATCCGTCACATCCTCTAAAAGATTTTTAATAACGTCTTGAGGCACAAACGGCTCGGCAAAGTCAGTATTGTCTATGTTCATGTAGTTTTCCAATGAAGCCCTAGCTCTATTGACAATAGTGGTTTCATTCCTTCTAAGCTCTTCATCTAACGTTATTGTGACAAACAGATCTAAAGTTCTTACGAGTCCATCCACAACAACAACCTCATCCGTCAACATTCTCTTACTTTCAATAGACTCCAATAACTGACGTTTGTATTCTTGAGTGGCTCTTCTGAGAGTTCTGTCAGAAGCTCTCTCCAACACGAACAGGTCAATGATATTAGCTGAGGAGAACGCTCTTCTCACCGAAGCGGTCGCCTTTCCTGTGGACCCATAGTTAGATGCAAAAGTATTGGCGTGAGACTTATAATCTTCCAAAGTTACTAGCCTGTCTTGGCTTCTGAAAAACGACGGAGCGTATCTCTTTGCTTGGGCTACACTCTCGGCATCTCTACCCCCTGTGGCGACACTAGTGTTCTCAACCGTAGCCTGCACTTGATTAGATCGTAAGGCGTCAGCAGGCTCAACAGTGATCTGAGCGTTGAGAACGCCGTTGCCTATGTTGCCTCTTGTGCCACCGCCAACTCGGTAGGTAACAGTGTAGTTGTCACCCAAGGAAGGCGAAAGACCAATAGTATCATCCCCAAACAATATGGAAGCTTTGAATTGCTCATCAGTTGCAATTTCAAAGATTTTGTCAGTATTACCAGAGGCAAAGTATACGTTCTCCTCCTCCTTGTAAACGCCCGCAGTGGCAGCGTTACCCTCGACAAATACCTGAGCACTCTTTTCGACGTAGGGAGACTCTGTTAGTTGTATATTCTTAACGGCATCAGGGCTTGCGAAAGTCCCTGTCTCTTGCACGAGTGATCCTTCTAACAGGACAGCATCCTCAACTGTTGTAACCGCCCCTGGGGATGCCACTGTAACATCAAACTCAAGGTCAGCGGTCGGAGTTGTAAGATCCACAGTTCCATTTGAATTCACCTTGTAGAGAGTGTAAGATAACGAACCCCCATCTTCAGGGGATGTAACCGACACGACTCTATTAGCTGCTCGAACTATAACTGAGGTAGGTGAAGCAACCGGCGCTATTGGAGTGAAGGTGAACTTAGCATTAGCAGCCGCAGAGATGGGGCCTTTCATTCTAACGCCAACTAACTCAAGAAGCCTCTTAACACTATCTCGACTTCTAGCGGTCCCCAGGAAGTTCTCGTTCGCTAAGTAATCTGATTTATTAGACTGAATGTGGCCAACAGCCGCCATTAACTCTATTAAAAGAACCCCAAAGTCGGAGCCCTCAAAGTTGTTGTAATCTAACGGGAAGTTAGCTTTTACATACTTTATAAGATTAGCTCTGATGCTCTCAAAGTCTGATGCCGAGAAGTCGATTAACTTCTGTTTGTTATCCAACTCAGACGGGATATTTTTTAAGAAATCAGACT